CTCTATTGTCGTAGAAATATTCAACTATCATTTTCATAGCATGAATAAGTGGAGCAGGCATATTGTTGTTATTGTCAGCAAGTACATCAGCTAATGATTTGTCGATTTGCTGTTCAACCAATTCTTCTGCGGTATCTCCAAGAGCTTCTAAGTATTCGTCATCGTCTGTAAAGTCGTCATCTATAACAAGCTGTTTTTTTATCATAGATAATGTTAGATATGTCATACTATGAAATTCATGTTTTTGTTTTGAAAAAAGGGTGGGCGAAATTACCCACCCCAAAAAAATATGAAAAAATTTATATTATTATGAAAGACTAAATTATGCGCTAGTAACACCATAAGCTAATCCTTCTGGACGTAAGATAACTTCATCAAAGTAAGCGTTGATTACAAGACGGATGCAACCATTAACAGCTTGTGTGTATTCGTCGATTGTGATATCGATGTCTCCCCAAGAACCTACTGCGATATTAGAGAAGTCACCATAGATGAAGTTCTTACCAGCTACATTAGATGTAACAACTGCAGGAACACCGTCAACTTCACCACCTTCAAGTACTAATTGTGTAGACTTTGTAGATTTAGCCATTGCACGAAGTTCTGCTTTAGCACTTGGAGAAAGTAAGTATTTCATTTCACCAGTGAAGTTAGCATTCTCAATTGTAGCTTCTAATGCACAAAGCTTAGCAAATGTATCACAAGTAGTTGGTGATACGTTGTAGAAAATACCTGCTGGCTTTTCGCTGTCACCTGCAACATTACCTAAGATTGTAGCTTCAAGTTTGTCATTCAATGCGTTGACAATGTCTCTACGAATTGCTGATTCTACTCCAATTGTGTCTTGATAGATAAGTTGCTTAGAGATGTCGATGTAAGCAGTCAAACGTTTTGGAGAAAGTTTCTTAGTTGTGAATGCGTTACCAGTTGCACTAGCAGCTGCAATCTCACCTGCCCAACCTACATTTGACTTACCCATGATAGGGATTTGAATATCACCTTGTGGAAGTCCTGGATAGAACTTAACACCTAATTTAGCTAAAACTGAATTTGCATAAAGTGGTTCTAAGATACCTTTGATTTCAGTCTCAATAACTTGGTCGTGTACACCTTCAACTGCACCTGCACCTTCACCATAACCTTGAACTGTTACAGTACGGTTTTCTGCATTAACCTTGATTTGCTTGATACCATTGTCAAGAGCATTACGTAACTCTTTAACTAAAGTGTTTTTCATAGATCTATTACTATTTATATTTTTTTCTTGTTTTCTTTCTTCGTTAGGAAGATTTTCTTCATATGTTTGAAGTTTTGCTTCAAGATTAGCAAGGTCTTGTTTTCTTGCTTCAATGTCTTGTTTCAATTCATCAAAATGCTTTGATTCTTCTTCTGTCATCTCACGTTTCTCTGTCTTACACAAATTAACAATTGAACGACATTCTTCTACCATTTGATGAATTGAGTCTTTTAATTGTAATGAATTAAGTGCCATAGACGTAATTCAGATATTTTTATATTTAATAATAAACTATTTTATAGTTGTTTAGTCATCTATTTTTGCTAATTCTTCAATTTCATTCATCTTAGCATCTAATGAATTGAATAGCTCTGTCTCTTTGTTTAGAGCTTCTTTTGCTTCATCTAAGCTTCTCTTGCTTACTTCTGTTTGTGAATAAGCTGGAAGCTGTGATAGGATAGATATCTCATCAAGCATCTTTATGTCATCAATATATCTATTCCATATACCATTCTCATCTGGCTTAGAATCATAATGGTCTTTGCCGCAAATAAATCCAAATGACATAGCATCATAGTCTCCACGTTCCATTCCCCTAAGTATCTCATTACCAAGTTCTGTGTCTGGTAATTGTGTCTCAAATTCAAGACCACGTTCAGTAATGAATAACTTCAAGCTACCTTGTCCATATTTAGAACGTGCTAATGTACCACGCATTGGCATATGGTCTACATAAAGTTTTACATCGTTCTGTTGTATCAATTCTTCTTGTAATGCTGATGGCATAATCATTTCTCTAATCTCTCCATACAACACTTCACTTTTTTGCTCAACAGGAATAGCTAAACCTTTGATTGTACGTGATTCTGCATCAGTCTCAAAGCTAGATATTGCTCTATATTCAAGTTTATTGTTCATCTTGTGTGTCTTCTGTATTTTTGTTGTTTATTTTATTATCATTGATATTAGTAAATGGAATTATCAAGTCATCGCCACCTTCCATTGGGTTAAGTCCTAATTGATGTCTAGCTTCATTTATTGTCATGATTCCTTTACCGACCAATGTAGATAAATAATTAGCTTGTGATTGTTTGTCTGATTTGACGATATAGTTCTCATCTAAGTCGATGAACAAATTCTTCTCACTTGGTTTGATTAGTTTTCTTGTAAACTCATTCTCAATCAATGTGATGTATGGGAAAAGTGTATGGGTTACAAATTCCAAAAGGGAAGCTTCAATTGTTGAGTAAGAAGAATGTGATAAGTCACCTAATAATACTGGTGAGATAGAGAAGAATCTAGCTATGTCATTCAAGTTGAATAGTCTTGTCTCTAATAGTTGTGATTCTTTAGAGTTTGCGGCTACAGGTGAGTATTGCATGCCATTTTCTAATATAGCCATACCTGTACCTTTATTTCCATGTGCTTGATTCCATGCATCTCTAATAGACTCTCTTTGTTCTCTTGTCAAACGTGTTGCATTTGTTGACAATATACCAGCAACATGGCAACCAGAGCTGAAATAGTCTTGTGCTGCTTTCTCTGTTGCTTTTGTTAAGTCTAAAGTATGTGATGCATAGTATAATATACCTATACCTTCAACACCATTCTTTGAGTTCTTGACTAAATGTATAATGTCAATTGGCTCAATTTGTCCTTTTCGTATAGATGTTATCTTATAGCTAAGTTGACGTGTGTTGGCATTATACATTATGTTATATGAGCCATAAGGGCAATAGATGATTGACTTTGGTGTACCATCAATCTCTCTATCAATATAAGCTATACCATTACCATATAATAGCATATCGGTGACAAGCATCTTGATGAGCATGAATTTAGTCATGAGACCATTGTTGAGAGCATCATAAATAGGATGTACTTTTATCAACCCAGTTTTGTCATCTTCTCTTGTCTTCACGTTTATAGGCAACTCTGCCACACTATTAGATATGATCTCTATAGCTGCAAACACTGCTGATAGGCTGATTGATGGAATCTGTGCACTGAGTGTCAAATTACTAAGTCCAAGTCCACCTACACCAGTATCTAAGTTTCTTTGTTCTGTCTTTTTTCTAGAAAAAAATCCCATTGTAAATCAATGTATATATATTTAATAATAAACACGAAGTGTTTAGATATGTGAATAATTATTCACATTAATAAACATGAAATGTTTAGATGTGCAATGATAATTGCACTAATAAATCTAGTTTGGCTAGATTGCTACTACCTCTGGCACATAATTAGGGCTATTCAAATATCCACCTAATGATTCAAGCATAGAGATTATAGCATCTATCTTCTTGTTCTTGTCTCCTTGTGATTTGATAGGCTTACAATTATCATTATAGTCATATTTCAATTCTACATTAGCAAAACACCATTTTATGCATGGGTTTGTGTCAATGATGCATTTTCCTGATAGGACAAGCATCTCCATGAACTTTGTAGGTTTGTTGAAGTTGCCTAATGACTGTGAATATGGCTCTAATGGAAGTCCTTGTTCTGTTGCATTGATGGCATATTGTGTAGCATTCCATGCATCATAATATACACCTTGAAGGCAAACATGTTTGCTAACCTCTAACTGGTGCCTTAATATCTCATCATAGTCTGTCACATTACCACTTGTTACAAGTATGTATTTCTGTCTTTTGAAGTTAGTATAAGTCTCACTGTTTGATGATTTCTCTACTGCTTCTTGTGGTATATATATGAATGTCTTGAATACAAACTTGTCTGGCCATTTTGCTCTATCTGGGTTTGGTGGGAACATCACTGAGAATGAAGTCATATCACTAACTGCTGACAAGTCTAATCCCATATAAGCAATCTCATCTCTAAAGTCTTCTAATTCAACAGGTTGTGATACTGCATCTATTTTCTCATAAGGGATCCATACATCAGAAGACTGGCACCACATATTAAGGTTCTTTGTCTTTATAGAAACCTCATTAGATGGTGTATGTATTGCTTGTTTTATCTGGTCACGCATGTAACGATAAGATACTGTTGTGCCTAATGATGGGTTGGCTTTTATCCATACTTTCTCATCTTTCCAGTCATCACCTTCGTCTAACTGGAAGATGAATGATGCCCATGTGTCATCATCATATTTTCCCTCTAATATTGCACAACAATATTCCCATTGGTTATATAATGGGTATACACTGCCAACATTGAAACCTGCTGTTGATATTGATACTGCTAATGGGTTCTTTCTTGCACCCTGTCCTGTCTTAAGTACATTCCATATCTCTGATGACTTTGCTTCATGTCCCTCATCTTGTATGAATACACTATCTGAACGTCCGTCAAGCCTTGAAGTCTCACTTGGCAACACATTAATTTGCCCGTCAACTTTTGGTATGCGGATATCGCCACGTAGTCGCTCAAATATCTTGTTCTCTGGATCAACTGACTTACAAAGCTCAGAAGTATATTTGAACAACATTCCTGCCTGCTTTGCTGAGTTTGCAATGAAGGCAATTTCAGGTGAATGCTCTTTGTCACAAATGGCGGCAATGATTGCTATGACTGCACCAAATACTGATTTTCCTGATTTACGTGCTGTGAGAAGAAGTACATTGTTTATGACACGAATATCAGGCTCATCAACATAATAGAAACCGTAAATATATGATAATATCCATGCTTGATAAGGAAGTGGGTCAAAAAGCATGCCTTCTCTAAGCCTCAACTTATGTGCAAAGTTCAGCTTCTTGTCCACATCTTCATAATTGAAATACACATCATCGCGTTTGAACCAATCAATATATCTTTGACATGCTAGCTTGATGTATTTTCCTGCTACTATATTACCTGAAATGACATCTAACGGATATTGTATATATTTCTTTGATTCATCGATTCTAGTCATTGATAAGGCTGTCTATATTTACTGTTTCAGCATCGAAGTTCTTCAATTTAGTCTTTGATAATGGAGTAAGGCCAAATGTTGACAAATATTTCATGATTTGTGATTGTGCAGAATTGAAGACTTGTATGTTTGGGTTCTTTGCACTTGTGTACTTATTCTTTATGATTAGTCCACGCTTATGTATGTCTTTCTCTGCTTCTAACAACATATCAAAATTCATGGCTATAAGGTCTATTGTTATTCTCCATGATGAAGGTATATGCTTATAGTCCTGCTCTATGCAGTCTATCACATTCTGCATGTACTCTTGTGTGCGCTTGTCATAATTGCTATAGATTTCTTTTGCTTTCATATTAAGTATTTTGTATATTTATATTTAATAATAAAAAAGTGGAGAAAAACTCTCCACTCTTTTTTATATATTTACGACTGTCCAGCCTTCTGGTATGCCTGATTCTCCAACAGGATATTCAACACTTGATTTCTTTGTAAATGTACCTGATGATGGAACACCATTTAACCAATTAGTTAAACAATCACTTGCACTAATATCTGTTGCTAATATTCTAACTGATGATAATGATGTACAATCTTTGAACATACGCCAATAACAAGATGCTTTTAAATGTGTTGCAGGAAGTTCTGGTGCTGTAGTTAACGAAGTACAACCTTCAAACATACTACAATAACATCTGTCACCATTATATAGTATTGTTGCTGGAAGTTCTGGTGCATTGACTAATGATGTACAACCATAGAACATACGTTCATAACACCAATGACCTAGTATTGTTGCAGGAAGTTCTGGTGCATTGACTAATGATGTACAACATTCAAACATACCATAATAACAACCCATAATATTTGTTGCTCTATTTTGTCCAACATCTTGTGCAGGAAGTTCTGGTGCATTGACTAATGATTTACAATCTTTGAACATTTCCCTATAACAATAATCACCTAGCATTGTTGCTGGAAGTTCTGGTGCATTGACTAATGATGTACAACCTTCAAACATACCATAATAACAATATCCAATTGCATCTGTTGCAGGTAATGCTGGTGCTGTAGTTAATGAAGTACAACCAGCGAACATACCACTATAACAATAAGTTGATAATTGTGTTGCAGGTAATGCTGGTGGTGTAGTCAATGATGTACAACCCCAGAACATACTAGCATAACATCCATCACTTCCACTATAATACAATGATTTTGCTGGTAATATTAAATTTCCTGCATTAATAAGATTAGTTGCTCGAGCAAATAAACTGTTGAAATTCTGATTATTAGCCGACGTCCAATCCCAATTATTAGTTTTAAAAGGATATTCTATACTACTAATATTATCAAAATTATCTCTATATAATAAGCTCATAATATTACCGCTTACATTAATAGCCTTTGTCGAAGTAAAACGTGAACGTAAACCATAGAAATTATCAGATTTTATATAAACTTTGTCACCTTCATTTAATGTACACATATTTGCTCCTTGATTTGTACTCTTTATATTAGTCCAATTTACTCCATCAATTGAATATTCAATTGTTTTACCATCATAATCATATTCGTTATTTACTGCTATACGCCATCCTATATCATTATTGTCTTCTAATGACTCAATTGTTAAATATTGGCCTTCATAACCAACATTTGTATATTCGCAATAAAGACGTATAGAATAATAATGTTGTGATTCAACTGTCTCTAAATATATGACAAAATCACCTGTTGCATCATAATTGAAATAACCATTTGAATCAACTACAAGTTGTGTGTCACCAATATACCAAGCATATTCAACTCCTGAATTGTTTGTAACTGTTGGTACTTTAAACCTATTATTTTCATTAAGGTTTATAATTCTTACACGTTTAGTTGAAATATTTATATCAGGGTTCTCGATATTAGTATATTCGCAATAAAGTTGTATAGAATTATATTGTTGTGTTTCAACAGTTTTCAATGTTACAACAAAATCACCTGTTGCATCATAATTGAAATAACCATTTGCATCAACTGCAAGTTGTGTGTCACCAATATACCAAGCATATTCAACTCCTGAATTGTTTGTAACTGTTGGTACCTTGAAACTTGTTTGCTCTGATATATTTTCAAACTTAAAATTATTGCTTGAAATACTAATGTCAGGGTCCTCAATATTTGTATAGTTACAATAAAGCTGTATAGAATTATATTGTTGTGTTCCAACAGTTTTCAATGTTACAACAAAATCACCTGTTGCATCATAATTGAAATAACCATTTTCATCAACCACAAGTTGTGTATTACCAATGTACCAATTATATTCAACTCCTGAATTGTTTGTAACTGTTGGTACCTTGAAACTTGTTTGCTCTGATATATTTTCAACCTTAATATTACTACTTGAAATACTAATGTCAGGGGCAACCATTTGAATATCTTCTTCTATTGTCAAAGTATAATAAGCTTCTTTTGACTTATAGTAGTTATCACTCTCGAATAAGGCTTTTACTCTTAAGTTACCTGTTCCATCATAGACTATATAGAAGTCATCTCCTGAAGCCTCTATTGTAGCTCCAACTGCACTATATACTATATTGTCCCTAATATTTGAAACCTCTGGATTAAGTGTAACCTGTTGTAACAAATATCTTCCTTCGCTTGTTTGTGTAACTGTAATAGTAGGCTGCTCAAATGTCATTGTGAAGTCTTCACCAATGCTTACTATATGCATCGTATATGAAGCAGTTGAACCATTATAATATTGGTTTGACTGTCCTACTACAGTGATTGTGATGTCTCCAACAGTGTCATAATAGATATAATAACCATCATCCTCTTCTCTTAAGTTACCTGCAGTTATAGTATAGTCAACATTCAATCCCCAAGGGTTATATAAGTCTTGTATCTTATATCTCTTTGTCTTGTTTGTCTCCCATATATAGTCCATTGTAACCTCTGGATTAGCGAAGCTGATTTGTGTGTCTTCGACTACAACTGGCTTAGCCTCAACATTCAATGTATATGATATAGTTTGTTGGTAATAAGTACTATCTTGCACACTCTTTATAGAGATTGTAATGCTTGCCTCATCATTACCATCATAGACTACGTAATAGTCATCATCTACCTTCTCTATATATCCAAGTGAAGTTGTTGGTGCATCGAATGTTACTCCTGCTGCTCCATTTGGTGTCTGGATAAGGTATTTATGTGTGTCACTATGAGCCATTGTCACTGTTGATTCTGTGAAGCTAATTTCTGGATCGATTAAGTCTACTGGTCTTGTCCAAGAAACAGTAAAGTCTGCAATATGGTATTTTTGATAGAAATGGTCATTTCCTTTGAATGTTGTTGAGATATATGAAGATCCAGTCTTGTTTGGTATAAATTTTCCCATCAAAACTCTATATTCTCCCTCATCAACTGAATATAAGCCGGTAAAAGAAGATGTTGCATAACCATCCCAACTACAACGCCATTCGTTTTCATTGAACTCTAAGCCAATAGCAATCGGCCATCTCAATATCTCAAAGCTATATTCTTCTCCAAATACAACTTGCATTCCTAATATATCATCGCCTTCTATATAAGTGAGATATTGCTTGTCATATGCATCATTGATTTTATATTCACATGTTGTTGTTATTGCTTTATATGTATCATCACCATCAAATGTAACTGTGATTGTCACTGTACCAACTCCATCATAGATTAAATAACCATTCTCAATAGTACCTGCAGAAGTTGACCATGTTACTGGTAGGTCATATGGATTTTCTAATGTAGGTAATTCATATTGGTATTGGTCATTCTTGTTTGATGACTTTGATGAATATTTGAATTTTATACCTGAACCTGACTTCCATGATTTGCGAACATATAAGTGATAACCAATACTATAGGGTTTATATATATCACTCTCCTTTGTATAGACAGTAAGATGAACACTTCTATGTGCACCATCACTTATATCACCAATAGGATAATAAACATATGTATCATCTATTATAGTAGGTATTATTCCATATTCACCTTCAGCCTCCCATCTGTCTATCTCACAATCATCAGGCTTTTTCAATGTTTGTAACAAATATTGGTCGTTTGCTGTTTGTAACACATCGACATAATAATCATCAAAATCTAATTTTGGGATTAATCTTGTGTCTTCTGGTTCTTTAACTTTACTTACATATATATCATAAGATATATAACATGGATAGAAAATATTATTGCCACTAAACTTAATTTGTCCATCAAGATACGTATTAAGTTTAGTAGTTGAGAAAGTACCACATAGAACTGTATAACCATTCACTTCTTTTGTATAAAGATTCTTAATAGTCTCAAAACCATAAGGTGAAACTGTCCACTCATCTGCATTAAATACAAAGTCTGGGTCAATAGGCCATCTTCCAAACTCTAACTCATGTTCTTCATTCACTTCCGATGTAAATTCTGCTTCATACCAGATTCTAGTATTATTGTTTTCAAATAAATAGCGCATATATGGGTATTTTACTACTAGACTTAATCTCCAAACACCGCTAGTATGTTCAAAATCCTCTTTTGACCATATTTCGAAATTAATAACTCTTGCACTAATATCAGGATTATATGGATTTTCTACTTCTGTATCTAAAATAAAGTATCTATTCTCTGAAACTTTATAGCTTCCTGAAGTAATTACTATCCTATCGACATTGTCCCATGTCCAACCACCTATTAATTCCAACATATTCCATAAGTCATAGACTCCTGTATCATTAGGGTCGACATATCCTGTTTTTGAATCCTCATTTGATGGGTCAAATAAATATTCATCTTTCCATTTCATACTCCAGTCCCAACCAGGACCCCATTGTGTAACTGCAAGAGTATATAAATTATATATTGCTGTTGTTTCTTTAACTGAATCTGTCTCTGCAACTGTTGCATATATTTTTGTCCATGAATTGCCTCGACGATTAATAATGATATATTTAGGGTCATTAGGGTCATCAAAATGTCCATCACCCTCACAAGTCCATGTTATAGGATAGTTGTCAGGATTGTTAAGTGTTTGGATTCTATATCTTTGATCCTCAACTTCTTTAAGATTTACTGGATCCTCATTAAAAGATATATTCGCACGTTGTTTGTCTTTAACATATTGAGTATAAGTTAAAGTCTCCTTCTTATATGTTTCTGTCTCATCCAAATCATAACTTACTGTAAAATGAAGAACTCCATCACGGTCAAACGCGTTCATCATTGCTGGTTCATTAGTAAGTGTAACTATATATTTACCTAAATCTTCATCATACGCAAAATTTGATGCCCATGAACATTTGAATCGTCCTGTAAGTTCTGAAATTGGCACTAAGTTACCATTCGCATCAACTATGTCTCTAACAACATATCTGTTGTTTTGATGCATAGGAATTGGTGTGTCATCATCTGCTGATGTTGCAAAATGCCATCCTCTTGAAGGTTTCTCACGCTTCTGTATTATCATGTCGTACCTTATTGTTTGTGAATAGTAATCATCTGTCTCTATATTTTTTGCAAATATAGTTAAAGAAAGTGTGCCCTCAAGATATAATATATTACCTGTAACTTCTCCATGAAGTGAAGTCCAATATACTATATCTAAATTATGTGGGTTCTCTGGCGCTTGCAATACATATTTATAGTCTTCTGTTTGTTCTACTATCACTTTATATGATGAGAATGAGATCTCAGGAGATTTTTGTTGGTTATCAAAATGTATAGTAAGAAATGTTCTTTTTGTCTCATTAAATTTCTCATTACCATCAAACCTGAATTCTAAATAAAAACTACCAAATTTGAAAAATGTGATTCTGGCTGATATAACAGATTCATTTCCATCTTCTGAATAGATTAAATCATTAACTTCATGGTCAGAACTAAATGGTGTTATATACCACTCATCGCGTGAGAATGTAAAGTTAGGATCCTTAGGGAAACGAAGTATCTCTATTAATACTGGTGTATTAAGTTTTCCCTTTGCATATAGATCTAGTCTTAGACCATATGGTCCATCTGGGCTAACATCTCCACTATAGTCAATGTCTAATTCTGTTGTATCTGAAATTACCAACTTATATGTTGCTATCTCAGACATATATGTGTCATCTTCTATACTTTGTGCATATATATTGATGGTACCTTTCTTATCAGACTCATTGCTCATGTCTAGTTTCTTTGCATTTGTCTCATTGTCAAGATTACCCCTGTCAGTATAGAACCTCACTGCTACATTATGTGGGTTATATAACTCATATATGTCATAAATGTTTGATTGTGATTGGTTTTCATTATCATAAGTTGCTTTGCCATAGTACGGGTCTTTGAAATATATACCAGGAGAAAGCTTGTTACCCTCTTTAATAGTCAACACATAGCTTGCACTAACAGACTCATAATTGAAAGTCTTCTCTGTTGTTGCTGTGATAACTACCATACCAGCTCCTGTATGTGTCAATACTCTATCTTGCAAAGTACCTGAACTAACTGTATATGTTATTGGAACATCAACACTACAGTTTGCTAGTTGTATTAAATATGTGTTGTCTGGTGTCTTACTAACTGTCTCGTTATCGTTAAGGAACCAAATTGTTGGTATTGTTTTGTCTCTAGCTGTTATGACAAGTGTATATGATGTTGAAGTACTGTAGAAAGTGTCATTTTCCTCTGTACGCGCAGTTATTACGAACCTACCAACACGATCTGTACGGAAAATACCATCTGTTATTTGCTTGTCATTACAATAATATCTGACATTGACTGAGTTGGGATTGTTTACCTGTTGTATGTAGTATTCATGTTTGTCATTCTCTTCAACTGTTACTATGCTATTTGTGAAAGAGATGTTTGGCAATGGCTTTCCGTCTGCATTCTCTTGGTCATAGACATGCAACACATATGACACGGTTTGTGATATATATTTGTCATTACCATAGAAAGAATAATATACTATGACATTTCCTGTACCATTGAAAGTGATGGTTGAACCATTTGCTGTGATGTTGGCATTGTTTGAAGTTGACCATACACCAGAGACTCCAAATGGGTTGTTGACCTGCTGGCCTGAATAAGTGCCATTTGCATTTGTTGTCACATTTATTGTGTTTGAAGAGAAAGAAAGGTTTGGACTTTGCTTGCCAAATAGAGTGCCTTGGTTGTCATTTGCTTCATTCTCTGCATTCTCATAATAGCTCAATATATATGATGTGATGCTTGGACGATATGTGTTGTTACCAACAAATGTGGCTGTAACCTTATACCTTCCTTCTCTTGAAACATATACCTTGTTGTTGTCTACATCAATATAACAATTGCTTTTTCCCTCTATCTTGTACTCTAATGGTAATGAATAAGGGTTGGTTGGTTGTGTAAGGTCAAACTTGTAGACACCATCTCTTTTCTCAAGATTGTAATATTTTTTTATTAATACACCATCTTGTAAAACAAATGTACCATCATTATGGTATTCAATTTGTGGGTTTAATTTTGATGTTATATTGAGTGTCATTGTAATAACTTTTGAATTAAACACTTCTGTAGAGTTTGATGTCAAAGTTATTGTATATGTACCTGAATCATACCAGCCAATATTACCATCTGTCTCTATATAAATACCTTCTGAAAGGCTAATGCTATATCCAACTCCATCATTGTTGACTAGATATCCTGTGAAGTCAAATGTGTAGTTTCCTGTCTCTAGCTCATTGTAGTAAACCGTATTTGATGAGAAATAGAAATCTGGGTCTCTCTTCACTATTGTAGGCTTTTGGCCATCCTCGTTGTCATCTGTGACTGGACGACCACTTTGTGAACTAGAGCTAACTGCATTGACCGTCAAGATATATTGTGCTTGGACTGGATTCAAACTATCATCACCATCAAATGTTGCGACTATCCTATATCGGCCTGGTGACAATGCTAATGTTGAAATATCACTTAGTTTCATCTTTTGACTAATCTATTTTTGTTATTGTGAACCTAACTGGTAGGTTGTTTGGGTTTAAAAGCATTCCTAGATCTGGATCATCACCCTCATTACATACTCCACCTGCTGCTGAGAAAGAAAGCTGTGGTGTTGTCCTGTTGATGAAGTCTATTGGTGTCTCTGCATCTGGATCATCAACATTCCCATATTCAAGCGGTGAACAACCTGTTAGTGTGTACTTATACATTGCATTGTCACCTGTATCTGCTTGAAGAGACAAATCTGTGATGTAACAATAGCCAATGTAGCCTACTTGTGGTGGTGTTGGCTGCCCTTCTGCGACTATACCATAGCAAACCTTTAGCTTCTCTTGACTAACCATCTTGTCAAAAAGGTCTGTGTCTGCATCGACAATAAGGCTCTCACCACTAATTGACCATCCAACATTGCCTATACGTAATCCATAGAAGACACTTGAGCTATCTTTGGACATTGTCTGCGAAGTTGTGATGTCAGTGTTCAATGTGAAGACTGTTGAGTGAGCTATCCTGTAATAATGTGCACCTTCCTTGATGAACAAGTTGATGCAATTTCCTTTTATTGGGTTACTCATATATCATTGTGTATATTTTTCTGTATATGTTTGTTCTTTTGTAACTGTTTAATTATCAATAAGTTAGATATAATAATTTTATTTATAAAATTAATAAATACTGCTGGAGTGAGAGAGACGGTGGGTGCGCTATTCCATTCAACTTTCTCTAAACTTCGGATAGGCGGGGTATGTTGACAATCAAACAGTTAGAGAGTTTTGTTAAATCTTTTGTAAATTAATTTCGAATGAAAATAATTTTCTCTCTCATTCTCTTTTTCATTCTAAGATGATTAAATTATGTGAGATATATAATTACTATATTCACATGTTAAATCCTCACCTGCGTCCTCTATTCATTATCTTATGCCTTTCGTGATGATGTTTGATACAAAGGCTAACAAGATTATCAGGATCTAATAATAAGTTCCATTTCTCATCCTCATCCTTGCCTGTTGACCACGCACGCAAATGGTGTACCTCTTCTGCAGGTGTACTCTTACCTTCCAATGCACAATCATAGCATAATGGATGTTCTCTAATGAACTGGTTGCGTAAAGCCTTCCAATACTTAGAATTGTAATACTTTGCACCATTTTCATCCTTCTTATATGGAATTGGCTTTGTTTTATTAGATTTTCGGTTTATATACGGCATGTTCCATCATACTATTATTTTGTAGCAACTTAGCTATCAATAGCCATGTATTGCAGTATATCTTATCTTTTATTGCTAACTCCTCTAGCTTCATCTCCGTAGTATTTGAAATACCATTCATCTAATACTTTGTCTATATATTTGTTCATAGCATTCTTCAACTCCTTTAGCTCATTTGGCTTGATTGCATATATTATCTTCTCTTGTGTCCATTCAAGGTTGTCTATCACATTATTGTACTTCATGCCATCCTTATACTTGATATTCAAAGATTCCATACCTTCTACTGGCTTGAATGTCTCCAACATAAGTCTATTAATACTATATGTACGTATTTTCCCCTTATTAGACAAACATACAATAGTGTTTCCACTTCCTTGTACCTGTTGCGACAATATCCTAAGTGTCTTCCTGTTTCTTACTCTACCTAATGTAGATACATCATACAATGGGAATTTTTCGATTTTCTTCCATTCTTCTATCATAATTTTTGTGATTTATATATTTTTCTATATAAAAATAAACTTTTTATTTTAATATAGATATATATATAGTTCACTTATTATGATTCTATTATTGCAAACATAGAATATGTCAAGATTCTATTATTTCCCATCTTTCATTGACTTTCTGGTTGTCAGGATGTTTGACCATCCATCGTATGAAGTCGTTAGCCATGTCTTTGTCTCCAGCACATATGTTGACTAACTCATCATAGTCTATGGTCTTTATATGGTGTCCTGTCTCTAAATTAGTTACTTTTATTAGCATTTACCTCATATTGTGTTATTTGATTAAAAATATAATTTTATTGGAAATAATTGATACATTTCTTTTAATACATATTTCATACAATACATTTTTTTCGGTTTACATAAAAAAACATAAAATTTGGTAACTTACCTATATATAAGCAAATTACCAAAAAATCATTTTTTTTATGTAAACCGATTTTATGTATGTTTTAATCGTTTATGTATTGCTTGTCTTGATATTCCTAATTTTTTTGCTGCATCATTGATAGATGAGTATGTATTACCATCAATTGTAACAGATTTAGTATTTTTACCACCTTTTTTACCTCTTGTATGTTTGTTAACTAAATATTGATATATCATCATTGTTATCTCATCACATGGTACATCAAATGTATTACAACATTCTTCTAATTCCTTTTTGTCTTCTTCTGTCATAAACATATTATATATTTTTCTTAGTTTTTTGATTTTAACGTATACTTCATCTGCTAATGTATGCCAGTCATATTCCGTCATAGTATTGTTATATATTGTTCTAGTATATGCAGCAGCTAGCTTATATTCATCCCAACTATCATATTTCATCGCTATAACAAATGCATTATTATAGAAGTTATACCAATTGTCTTTCAACCAATAATAAGTAGATAGATTCTCTAAATCAGTTTTTGTTATATTATCTTTTTTCTTTATGATATTCTTTATAGCTAAATTGAATTCATTCTCAATATCTAATTTGTTATTCTTAAAATGATTAAATATTTTTACTAATATCTCAATCAGATTCCCAGTAGTCACCTTTCTTAGTTTGTCATTAGGTTTTATGTATATATGTTCATTATCATCAATTTCTATTTGTGAAAAGTCAAAATTCACAATATTACCAGCAAATTGGTTAGAACGCATCTTTGTACTTTTATTAGTCTTAGTATCTTTATATAAGTAATTATATTTAACATTAAAATTGTTCTCTATCAACCTATTGTTTATTATTTGTATTTGTCTTTCAAACTTCTCTACATTCTTTATTGTCTTATATATATTATAATTACTTTCATTCAATACTATTTTGTCGTCCATTATGTCTAGACAATCAACAACAAATCCATATCTTAACAATATTATACTTTTTGTCTTCTGGTCAAATATATCATATGGTTTTATAGTTGAATTCAATACTTTAACACGTCTATTAGCATCATCAATATCTATATATGTATCTATTTTCTCAATATCATTGTTTATAGATGATTTCTTGAACGGTATAATAACTTTATCAATTACATTCTTATTACGTACTCTATTAGCATACTGTATAATACCTAATCCGTTATTGTTAAGTATGTATAGTCTTACTTTCTTGTCTAAGTCAATATACAAATTTATTCCTGCCTGACCATATACTGAGAATATTGTAACATTGTTCTTGATATTGTTGTTATCTAATATGAACTCAACATTCTCTTTATAGTTAGAATTGAATATGTCACAATCAATGCCTTCTAATGCCATATTCTCAATATCTTTATAGTTTGCTTGGTCTTTGAATATGATAGCTACATTATTTTCATCATTTACCCATTCTTTTATGTCTTTATATATCCAACCAATATATGACTCATTATAGAACAGTAATTCAGCATTTGTCTTTGGTTGCTCTTTATTTATTTGTATCTTATGACAATCAAATTCAAATAATTCATAAGATGGTGTTCCTGTCATTATGATCTTTATTCCATTACATTTAGGAAAATCTGTTTTCAATTGCTTTATGCTTTTTATTCTATATTCATACATATATAAAGTATGTATCTCATCAATAATGAAATAGTCAAATGGATATTTGTACATCTCATATAAAGAAAATGATTCCCATGTTGTGCATATGTTCCAATGACTATTTAACGCTTCATAAATACTTCCATTAAATATATGTTTAGTTATGTCTTTGTTTGTGTTGTCAATTACTAACCAACCATTTTCTTCACTAAATGCATCTTTGTTGATAGAAGTCAATGGTGATATCACACATACTCTATTATTCTTTCCCAATTTCTTAGCCCATGTTGTTTTACCAAATCCACATCCAGCAAAAATATGATTTATTTTATTAATATCAAATTTAATATCTATATCACCAAGATATTGGTTGCTTTCAATATTATAGATTTCGTCTGCTTTATAGAATGAATATGGTTCTGGTATGAATTTCTCAATTACTTCATATCCTATTTCTTTTAATATATATGGTCGAACAAAATTATGTTTATATTTCTCATATTGATCGAACCATCTATCTTTCTGAGCTTCATTAATGTACCATTTCGTAGTATGTCCATTACCTTCCGCAAATTGTTCATTAACTATTTCAGAATAAGTATCATCAACTAATTGTTTGTCTTTAATTACCGCAATAAGACTCATATATATTGACATACGTGTCCTATGTTCATAATATTTCTTATTGTTTATATGTGTCCTATCACCTTCAATATTGAAATTGTTTGTACCATCATCATTGATGTATTTTGGACTATTGACAATTCTTCTATTCACTTCTATAGAGTCAATATCTATATTACCAAACCATGGATTGTTATCTATATTACCAAACAATAATTCATGATTTGTCAAATACATACCTTGTACTGGCGACTTAGTACAATTATCTAATACTTTCTTGTATCTTATTATTTTTTCTGCTCCAAGTGATATGAATGCTTCTTCGACTATCTTTGTTGACCAATATTGGCATTTGTCATAGTTCTCTGCATTCTTCTCTGTGTTGAAGTAGAATATGATATGATATCCAGTGCCTGAATTAGATTTTTGTATACAATAGAAATTAGTGTAATAATTATAGTACAAATAATCATATATACCTTTTAATAGGTTGTCTGTATTGAACCTTTTCACTTCTTCATAGTAATGCTTAGTATCAAGGTCTATGTATATACAACCATTCCAACTATTCCATTCTATATTATCATTTGTTACTCTATAACCACAATTAAATACCTGTAGCCAAGGTAAGTCTTCTTTCTTTGTATTTATTACATCAATTGAACTTAATGGTACTACATTCATTTTTTGTCCACCTTTATCATATGTAGTACCACTATTAAATAAGATTTGATTCATTAATCTATTTTATAGTATGTTTTTCCTTTAATCACTTTTCCTTCAAATATCCAGCCTAGCCTATAGTATAGCCAGTCTCTTTCATTAAATTCTTCTTTAGTTTTCCACATATTTTCTTTCTGGGTCAATATACTTACAAATTATGTCATCACTTTCAATTTGTTCAACTGTCCAGCCTTTACATGGTTTATCAACTACTATACAATGGTCTAAGTAAGTTTGTGATGTGTTGATGTACTTAGTTAATTTTGATTTGTTTGTAAAATACCAAACTCCATAGTCATCGTGTTCTGCTTTGAATAATTTCATAGTTTATACATTATATATATTTTTATTAATAATAATACTAAAATAGATATCGGAACAAAAATAATTCAATAAAAATTATTTTTATTTTTAACTAAAATTAATAATTTAAAATTGATTTTCTTAACACAACAATACTATATTATAATTGTATTCATTAAATTATAATACATTTATCAATGCACTGGTTCGTGAGAATAGGTGCATTTTTTATGCACCAGCTCTTTAGAATAGGTGCATTTTTTTATGTGAATTTTCTCTTGAAGCTGTTATATGTTAAACTTTTCACCTCATTATTCACCTTATTATATATATTGATCTCCAGAATTGCTCTTTCAGTTCTCTTTAGCATTACTTTGTCAATGACTGCATGTACAATGTCATATCGTTGTTCTTTATTTAGTTCCTCATAGTTGATCTTCACGTCTCTTGTACTATATATTCTATTTCCCTCAGTTTCTATGTTCATGTTGTCATCCATTATCTCCCTTGCCCTTTCTCTTATGTCCTTTATCTCATTATTGATCTGTTCTTCTAGTTCATCTGCCTTCTTCTCAGATAGCTTTCCCATTATAAGTCTTTCTTCAATCTTATCTTTCTTTTCTTCTAATTCCTTTTCTTTCTCATACAGTGTCTTCATCTTTCTTTCATTCATCTGTCTTCTTCTAATCAGTCCGTTTAGTAGCTGCTCAACATCCATCTTATTGTATTCCTTATGCAGCTCAACAGAATATTCCCAGATGATGGGGTCCATTATATGCATGCTTACAGACACACCCTTGCATCTTTTAGAATAGTACATATTGGCAGCTGTGTTTGAGCTTAGAAGTAGTCCACTGTCACTGTCTCTTAGTATTCCCTTACATAATGACATGTTGCTTGTACGACTGACCTTAAGCTCATTGTGTTTTCTCATCTCAACACTTTTGTCATATAGGCTTTCATATATGATAGCAGGCATTCCTTTCTTTCTTCCACAATAGCAGTCTCTATGCAATATGTTGTATACTTCTTGTACGGCAGTAAGATATTTGACTCCTTTGAAATGTCCTTCTTCTTGCAGGTCTCTTGTCAACATTCTCATTGATTTACCGTTAACATAGTCGGTGAATATCCTTTTGACTATCGTTGCCTGTGCTTCATCTATTATGTATTTGTGACCATTCTCTGTCTTTATAGTCTTGTAGCCATACATCACCTGTCCGCCTGCGTGCATTCCTAATTCTTTCTTCTTTTGCACACCACGTCTCATTCTAGCTTTTCTGATATATCCTTCATTCTCCGCCATTGAAGCGAATATGCCAAAGAAGATATTAGATGTCTCTGATAGTGTACCATCATCTTTCAGCATCTTGAAATATGGATTCAATATGACTAGTTGTATATGATGGTTTATGAGGAAGTCACGAATTGAATAGACTATTTTTGCTTGTCTAGAGATTCGTGAAATCTCATAAGAATAGACTGCCTTTATTGAGCTGTCTTTCTCAATAGCTTCTTTCAGCCTGTTTAGTCCATTGCGTTCTTCTTCACTTAGCTTGACTGCTGACTCTTTGTCTTCAATCAATATTAGCTCATCATAACCATCACGCTTTGCAGCATCAACTACTTTTTCTCTTTGTTGTACAAGGTCCTGTGCCTCTGTACTAACTCTAATCAATAGAATTGCTTTCATACACAAAATATTTTGACGTTACAAATTTATATATTATTTGTTTATCAAGAATAAAAACGGTTAGACTTTTATACTTTTTTATATTTTCATCAAAGTCGTTATAAATAAGTATATAAAGTATATATCTCAAAAAGAGGCACACCAGATGATTTGTATTGCCTTTATAATAAAATATATAGGTTATAATATACAAATCATCTGGTGTGCCTCCTGTGTATTCTAGTATAAATCCTATAAGAAGTCTTTAGGGTTCAACTCACTTATCTCTTCTATTATGTTTCCATCTTCATCATACCATAAGACTAGCCAAGCATATTCATTGTCTATATGGTCTTGAAGTGTGTAGCTTCCTTCTAGTTCTCCGTCCATCACTTCACATATGAGAGTCTCCATGAATGTCTCAAACCATGAATCTTCTTCCCATTCACTGTCATCAATCTCATTCAAGTCTAATACACAGTCTTTTGACCAGTCTATGACGTTGTCTTCTTCTATCCAATATTCAACGTCATTTAGCTCTTCATCTTCATCAACACCACTGGCTTCTCTATTTACATAGATGCCAATCTTTGTACCATTAAGTTTGTCTATAAATTCTCTTCTCATAACAATAAGTTTTTTCATTATAACGTATCAATATCTTATTTATTGTGTGTCCTATTATAATTTTCAATGAATTTTATATAGTCAGGAGCAAAAATATCAATCCCCTGAATGATTATATGTGCTGCAGCATGTAGGATTGGCAGGTTCTCATATTTGAAGTTTGTCTTCGCTGTTACAATTGATTCAAACCATCGTCTGTCTTGGTAGAACAAGTCATTTACGCACTCTAAGAATATTGGTGCATATTTAATCATGTCAAGATGCAAATGGTTATAGCATGTATTTCCATAGTCATTCAATACACGTTGGATTGTATTCATCTTGAAATTTTCATCATCTGCTCTTTTGTCCCACTCTTCTGGTGACTTGATTCCTTCTTTGTCAATGTAGTTTTGTACAAATGCCGCCATGTCAACCAACAGGTGTGCTCTGTTCTTATCAACAAGGAACGTTGGAAAACTAACAGTGATCACTTTCTCTTTCTTACTCATAATAATTTCCCTAATTTGTGTCGGGCGCAACTTCTAATTAAACTTTGTATAATGAAAATAGTGCGAGTGGTAAGAAAATCCAATATTGGTGTGCTAAAAGATGTTAAAAAAAGGATGAAGTTTATTCTTCATCCTTTATTATATTATCAACTTTTTGCATTTTCTTGTCTATTTTGTCGTTTAGTCGTGTTTCAGCTTCTAATACTTTATTTTTTATGAATAAGTTAATACCAAACACACTCGCACAGAAAATCAATGTCTGGCCGAAATACATCAATACAGAGTCATGTATAGTTTGTTGGTGTAAGAAGAATGATAAAAAACAAAGCACTATACCTGATAATAATGTGAATATAGCTGTTCCATATTGAGCTTTCTCTTTAGCTGAAAATTTATCCATCTCATTAAAAGTATATTTCTTTTATAATAATAAACATGAAATATTTAGATATATTAATTTCATTCATATTAATAAACACTTATGTTTGATATTTCTTTAAAATAGTATCAACATAACCCATTAATTCATCTTTTCTTGGTATCATGTCTTCATTTATCTCAAAGAATGTATCATATTTCCTATGTCCAGTATAGAACATTCCCCTCACATATACTTTCCACACATATTCTTCCCATGATTTTGTAATGTAATGACGTAAATATATGTTCTTGTATGTTGCTTTAGGTATGTCTTGAGAGAAGTCCGTCCTGCACCATTTCATGCTATAGTCTTCTTCTATGTGTAGATTCTTTGCATCTTCATAGTTGTATAGGTTCATGTTATATGCACATTTTGTCTTTGCCATTGGTCTTTCACCTTTTTGATTTCCAGCTATCTTAGTATAAGTATCTATTAGTCCTTTATTTGTATAGTCTGGCTTGAATATGATATTGTTGTTTCCATAGTTCTCCCAGTCTATCACTATAGCTTCATAGTCATTGAACATAGCCATTACTTCACTTAAAGTCTTTGTCTTGTCTTCAAGTGTTATGTATTCATCACAGTCTATCACAAAGCACCAGTCAAAGTCATAGTTGTCTTTTATGTATCTCAGGCAGCTTCTGATGTATCTTTTCTGCATTTTCCATATACCAACATTCTTTATGAATAATATATTATCTCTTTCTTTTACACTATACGTATCTATAATGCTAATTAGCTTTACATTATGATATTTAGAGACAATATCTTTGTGTGAATTGCTGTCAATGTCTTCAAACAAGAATATATAGTCTACACCTAGATTAAGATGATATTGTATGAACTCTTCTATGTATTCATGTTCATTCTTTATTACTGTTGATATGCATGTTTTCATATTTATAAAAAAAAGAGGGAGATTAACTCCCTCTTCTATGTATTTAAGTAGCTCCAGACATAACATATGTTTTAATACCATCTGTCAAGTAAGTATATCCATTATGTGTGAATGTTAATACATCTCTATTTGTACCAGAAGTTTCACTCTGACCACTATTATATATACTAAGTTGGAATGTTATAGTGTTAACACCATTATTATATGTATTAGAAATAGTACTATTCGGATGTTGAGGCATATAGACTGTTGAATAATTTCCTGCATAACTTGTATCTCTTGTCAATACAAAATCAGTATTGAAATTATTCATATCATATTCTGGACCACTAAATTCAACCGTAGCTATTAATGTATTACCCATACCGACGCTACCAACTTCAAATGGGTTAGTATCAAATGTGCCTTGAGGTAAATTTGTTGCTTGAGTACCTGGCACCTCATAATTTACACTTACATTAGTATATTCTTGTGCTGGTTGAGATTGTAAAAATTCAATATCAAACGAAGTTGTGTGAGTATCATTGCCATCAGTTATAGTAGCTGTTATAGTAGCAGATTGATATGTTCCAGTAGATGCATTTGTAATATAGAATGAATAATCTGGTCCACTAGTTACAGTAATATTTTGGTTGTCAAAACTAAACGAAATAGGACATATGTGTTGATCAATACCTGTCCTATTAATCAAATTAAAATAGAATACATCTGTTTCTGCTGGTATTTGTATGGTTGTAGAATTACCACAATCTGGGAAGAATTGAGTATCAGCCTCATACTGTAAACCTACAACTTTTAATTCTACTGAACCCATATCATATAAACTATCTCCTACATAAGACCATGTGAAAGTTGATACATTAGGAGGACTTTGAATATTGCCAAATGTTATAGTATTACCACTAATTGTATAAGCATTTGGATTTAAATAACCATCTGATGAATAAGACACCACTGGTCCTGTCCAACCAGAAGCAGGTTCTGATACTAATGTAGCTGACATACCATCAAGTTCTCCACCTTCATCCGACCATGCTAATGGTGTATTTATTTGATTATTGTTTCCATCAACGAAATATCCAGTTGCAGGTGATTTACTTGCAGCTGTACATGTTACATCTAATGAGGCTGTTGCTAATACATTGTCAGAGCTATCATAAGCAGTTGCAGTCACTTTACATGTACCATCAGATACATAGTTTATTGAACCATCGTTGCTTACTGTTGCAATGGCTGAATCAGATGAGACGTATCCTCTGCGTGAGCTTATTGAGTCATATAACATAGGAGTCATTACACCAACCGTGTTACTTATGTTTACACTTGATTGGTCGTAGTAGAAGCCTGGATTTGTTCCATTAGGTAATACTGTAACAGTGAACATTGCTGAACCATAGTAGTAAGTTGAGTCTTCTTGACGATTAGCATTCACGTTCATATGACGAATTGTACTTTCTGTTGTATTAGTCATGTCAATAGTTATTGTACCTGTCATAGTGTCGATGCTAAGACCAGATACTTCATCACCCATATAATTGAATGACCAGCTATCAGAAGGTGTTCCGCTGAATGTGAATACATATGATGTAGTATCACCAGCTGCAACAGTCTTACTATTTTCAACCATCGAGCTAGAGTTCAACCATTGTCCCATTGCTGATTGCTTACTACTACCAGATGTCACATTGATTGTAATATTGAATGATGCTGATGTATCACCGTTTTGATATAAATAACCAACACCTGAATATACACTACCTTCACTCATCATTGAAGGAGTTATTGTCATCTCACCTGTTGAAGAATTAATTGTCACACCTACTGATGGCATATCACTGAAGGTCCATGTACCAATACCACTAGCTATAGTTGGGTTGCTGACAAATGATAGAGTCATAATAGGGTCAGATGTGCTGACTGAAATGATATCTGTTCTCATACCATTTAATGTCCAATATCCTTCAAATTGTGAGCCTGGACCTGGGTCTGGACTTGATGGATGGTAATAGCTGATCAAATAAGCTAAGCGTTGTACTTCTGTATATAATGCATTATAAGATGTAACGTCGACGTAGTTTGTCATGTCAGGAATATCACTTGCATCAGCTTTATTCTCTAATTCTGTTGTTACATAGCTTACTGTTGCATAGTCATGTTCAACTATATCTTGTAAACTACCAAAAGCAGAGCTGACATCACTTGTTGTTGCATAGTTTGTCATGTCAGGAATAATTGAAGACAAATCTACTATACCAGCATTATTTGCTCTTATAATATTATTGCTATTGTCTTTAAATACTAAAGGCATATAAAAATGTTTATTATTGCTAATAATATTAGCATTATTAACTACATTACCTTTAGGTACTATTAAATCATAATTATTTTGGTCAAATAAGAAATATGAATAATTCATTGAATGAATAGTCATAGCCCAAACATTTGACCCAATATTATTATAATTTGTTGTAACATATATATCTCCTAATGTTTGATTACTTGCATTAGAAAATCTTATACAAGATTCATTTTTCTTTATATACAACCAATTAGTAAAAGTCTTGCCACCAGAAATTGTTTGATCAGTATTAGTAGTTACATAACTTGACATATCAGGAATTACTGGCATATCTTCTTTTGCTACATAGTATGAGTTTGCTTGTGTGTAAGTTACATAAGGTATCAAATCAGGAGCAGAAGGAATATCATTCAAGTCTGCTTTCTTGTCTAATTCAGTAGTAACATAAGCTACAGTTGCATAGTCATCCAAAGATGATTTGTCAGCTTTGCCATCTAATGCTTCTGTAACATATGCCAATGTAGCATCATTAGCCAATGCATCAGCTAATTCTTTCAATGTATCTAAAGTATCAGGTGCACCACCAACCACATCTTCGATCTTTTGGTCCACATAGTTCTTTGTTGCATAGCTTGTCAAGTCGACGTTGCTTCCTTTTGTTGCGATATATGTGATAAGGTCAGAAGTTGAGTTGATATATGAGTTCTCATCAACTTCAACACCATTCCAATTAATGTCAATAGCATTCACTAATGGATAGAAATAAGAGCTGTTGACATAATCCTGTACGGCTTGTGAGGCACCAATGTTTGATTGTGTTAAGCTTGCAGCGAACTTTGTACCTGCTTTCTTGTTAGGCACATTAGTATACTTAACACCATTAATTGTTATTTCTGCCATAAAGTTTATATACGTATATATTTTTTGTTAAAATTCTATATTGAACGTTCCTTTTCCAAGTTGTATAGAGAATATCCTATAGTCTGTTCCATCAACAGTGACATATGGGTCTGTTGTCTCATACCAGATTCCCATCTCACCACCATTTCTTGTATCAGTGATTACAGGCTTTATGATAATGTCATTGACGATGTCATATACTTCCCAAGATTTCGGACATACTAAATACATATCAGTTGGTTTTTCCAATCCAGTCATGTCAACCTCTTCAACAGTTGTTGGCTTTGTACCATTCAACTTAAGGTGAAGGCCAATGTTCTCTGCTGTTGGTGTCTCTGTCATGAATGCATAGCCTTTTGATGTAGCAATCACTTTCAAATTATAAGAAACAACAGAAGGCTTATAGTTGTCATTTCCTGCATAGCTAGCACTTATTGTTGCATTTTCAGTTACGTTGACAAGTGATATATTGCCGTTTTGGTCGATTGTTACATTCGCATTGTCACTTGAATATGTGACACTTAAGTTATTAGGGTTGTCAAGTACAGGTAATGTGCTTTCTTCTCCTAATGCTGCTTCAAAGGTGTACACAACATCACCGTCTTTCTTCCAACTGATGTTTGCTTCTTGTCTTGCATTCCTTACCTCAACCATTGTGACAACTTGTTGTGCTTTGAAGTCATTGTTTCCAGCAAAAGTCACATAGACAGGGTAAGACTTACCAATTGTTGCTTGGTTTGTTGCTGTAACAAACCCATTCTCATTGATTGATATGTATTCACTGTCTGATGAGTAAATCAAATCAAGTCCATAAGGGTTTGTTGGTTGTAGTTGTACGTCCTCATTGAAGAAAAAAGAGTAGCTGCTTCCAATAGATATGTTAGGATCAATCTTGCTTGTCTCTGCTTCTTCAACAACTAACACCCATGAATAACTATATTCTTGGTGTTCATCTGTCTCTTCTACATTCACATTGATGTCCGTTGTACCTGCTCCTTGTACTCCAACCATACCACTATTGTCGACAGTTGCAACATTTGTATCAGTAGAGTTACATGTAGTTACATAGTTTGTCTTCTGCAATAATGAGAAACCTTTTACATTTGTGTTAGTAGTTATTGTACCACCATCCACATTGATGTCAGGTATGTTCACCATTTGGTCATTCAATGGTATATCTATCTCATCAGGTTGGTTACGGTAGATATTCCATTCAGGAGTAACAACAGTCAAGATGTTGTAGTTCTTCTTCGCAAGTTGAGTCAATGATGGGTTCAATTTCTTATAGTCATCAAATAATTCTTCTTGTACGAAGATTAGCTCCGCATCGGTATCATTTGTGATTATATAAGGTTCTAATGAATAGACATAAAGGTAGTTGTTTATTCGCTTTTGCTTCATATGTATATAATCATAAATTTGTGTTTATCTTATATATTAAAATAAAATTTATCCATGTTATTTTCAATAAAAAAATGGTAAGTTATTCTCACGAACCACTTACCACATAAAATAATATAACAAATGAATCAATTAGATAAATAATGTATATGTAAAATAGTTTAAAAATGATTTATATATGAACGTCTAAATATAATGAATTAAAAAAAGAATTATAATGAAAAATACATCATGCCATATACATATTTATCTATTAATAATATAGATTTTCGATTACATATTATTCAATTTTTCTAAGAATTTCTCAAAATGTGATTGACTGTTTATCCTATCCATCTCATCTAATATATAGCTTATCTCTTCCTTCTTGACTAAGTCTGGATATTTTTTATTGAGTTGATCTAATATATATTCATTTTTTGTCATTTTCAAATGCTCTTTTATATTCTTCTCTAAATTGTGATATAGTGTAGCTTGGACATGCCTTCTTGAGTTCGAACTCATTATGGCAATGTACTTGGTTTATGTTCAAATGATATTGTTTCATCAATAAGAACACTAAGTCTAACAATGCATCTTTTTGTGCTTGTGTCCTTGTGTCTTTAGCATTCATTTGTTTGTCACATCCGCCAATGTAGCATATCCCGATTGAGTTTGTATTATGTCCTAAGCAATGTGCACCCACTTTATCAATGTCGCGACCTGGCTCTATTGTTCCGTCTAAGTCGACAACAAAATGATATCCGATGTCGACCCATCCTTTTTCTTTATGCCATTTCCTTATGTCTTTAGCTTTGAAGTCTTTTCCTTCTGGTGTTGCACTGCAATGAAGAATAATCTCATTTATTTTTCGCATAGTTATATTAAATATTTTTTTATCATGCTGGTTTAACATTATTCCAACCATTCCTATCACCTATCATCCATAGGCATTCACCATCACTTCCTTTTGTAACTCTCCATTGTCCAGTATTCCTATATTTTTTAACACTATTTATATATATGTTCTTACTATTTGTATCTACATTTCTTGCATATACATATACATTCATATTAGAATAGTTATATATCATGCACTGTGCTGGCTCTGCATAAGGCAATATGATATAGTGATCAACATTTTGGCTAAGTGAGTCGACTATGATTAATGAATATATGTAAGCATTGACATTATATCCCTTTATTGTTATTGTGCTTCCACTCTCATTAAGTATTTGTTGGTCAGTGAAGTCACTTTCACTTAATTTTAATAGTTTAGGTACACCAAATGGCACACCCCAATTAGTTGCTTCACCTTCAGTTGTGTCGTTTTCTCCATAATTCCAATAAGGTCCTCTTTCAGGGTCTAGTCCCATGCTATAATAAGGGTTTACTATAGAGTGTGGACTATTATTTCCAATTGTTATAGTTCTTTGGTTTTTCTCTGTAACCTTAAACCCGTCATCACTATAGACTAGGTATCTGTTAAGGTTGTTTGATGAGTATAGTCCATTCAATCCAATAAATGTAAGTCCTGCAGTACCTCTTGTAATATTACAGGTTATATATTCACCAATAGTATAGTAAGTATAGTCGTTTGCTACCATTGTGATGTCATATTTATAGTCTATGTCCCAATCAAGATAGTAGTCTCCAGCATTATTACATGTAACAGAGACATTTATGCCTTGTGTGTTGCTCAAGTTAACAGTCTTTGAAACAACTGTGTTATTTCCACAATATATCTTATATGTGAACTTATATGTTCCATTATCGTTACTTCTATAACTTGGTATGTCATAGACACCCATTGAATATTCTTTGTTTGAGAAACGAATGCTTAGTCCAAGGTGTAAGTCGAAAGTCTCACTGCTGCTAAATGTACCAAGATAAAAACTCTTTATGCTGTTTGTATATCTTGCTTTATAGTTGCTTTTTGTCTCAGTATAATAGTCACCTAATTTTGAATATGACTTCATATCGAAATTTTTCTTCGTCACCTTGCTAATATTGTTTGGTACATAACCATTTCCATTTTTTGATATCCTGTCTCTGTTTATTACAACTCTTGGTGTTTTGTTGCTATCAAATATTGTTATTCCATTATCAGGGTTCTCTAATGATATATTGCCAAGGAAAGTTATGTTGTCTGCATTCATCAGTATCTGTCCTGTTTTGATGTCTATACCTGTTTGCTTCAATCCTTCAACAACTTGCATGTTGATCTCATCAGCATGTTGTTCTATAAATGACCAAGTAATGGCATTATCTAATTGTGCATTTACTGCATCCATTTGATTGTTGAATTCTGCGACGGTCAACATGTTCTTAGTTGCACTGAATATTGCGGATGAAATATATGTTGTAAGATTACCTAAGCTATCTTCAACAGTTGTACCATCACTTAACAACAAACTTCCTGTGACTTGGTTTGCTTGTCTGTTAGCCATTTTTCCCAATGGAGTAACACCGCCTGAGAACCAAGTATATTTATGGCTATCTAGATTGAAGTCATTGATTCCCTTATATTGTACAAAAAGAGGTGCAAGTAATTCACCATCAATAGACTTATAAGAAGAAATATATATTGCGCTTTGTCTCTCTACCTCTGGACCCCTATATCCAAGCATTGCTATCTCATCATCTTTTGCTACATCAAGATACCCAACAAAGTCATTTTTTGATATGTCAATATAGTGGCATGGCTGCATATCAACATTCTCTTCAGTACCAACATTGATTGTTATTGGCTCACCATTGTTGTCATCATTGTTTGTGTTGATGACTAGTGCCCAATAGTATTTGTTTGATGAGTACTCTGTATTTGTCTGGCGTCCTCCATCAGCGATATCGGTATAAACATATTTCTTGTTTCCTGCCATGTTGAAGTTTTGACAGAATGCTTGGTCATTCTTCATCCACATGTTGTCTATCTTTGTACCATGGTCATCAGCCAAGAAATATAGCCTATATGCATTGTTCATTGATTCAAACTTCCTTACCTTGAAACCATTTGCAGGAGTGAATATGACTGCTCCACCACTTGCCCTTACTTTGTCTATGACTAGTTCAAAGAAATGTGCTAGTCCTGTAACGGTCAAGTTCTCAGTGTTTATGTCCTTTGCTGCAAGGCTACCGATATATCCCTTCACAGCATTGATCCAGTTTGTATCAACGTTGTTTGATTTGATATTTTCGAAAATACCATTTTTTGCATTTATATATGTTGTTTTGACATATGTAGTATCTATATTGTTTGCATTAACACTCAATGTCTTTATATGGTCTATATATGCAGTGCCATTCACTTTCATATCACCATTCACTCTCATATCACCATTTATGTTATTGCTTCCATATAGTGGGTTAGAGATGGTATCTCCTTGCAATGAGAATTGTGTTGAAGTTATAATATTTGTTGCACCATTTTTTGGTGCGCCATACATTTTAATGTCTATCATATTGATTATGTATTTATTTGTTGTAATGATATTGTTGCTTCACAATTTCTTAGGTTTTGCTTTATGCTCAAAGGTATTACTGTTCCGAAGTTGTTTACATAATAAGGTGCCATTCCTTTTATGCATGAATCATCTAATGTTGTCTCTATGATTGTCCTTGGAGTGTTGTATATGTTCCAATATTGGTCTATCCAAAGTCGCTCTGGGCGGTCAGTAACAGATTGAGTTGTGTCTGTTATTGATGTTGCAGGAGTTTTTGTAACAAGATCAATACAAGTGTTGTTTGCTATGTTTGTCTCAATACCTCTTGAAACTAATTCTTGTGTTGTTGGCATTGTACATATGTCAAACTCATCATCTTTTGTATGTATTATACCATGTGACTCATTAGATATGTAGACTAGGTCTTTTTTGCTGCTTGCAACGTCACTTCCACTGTTGTCTGATATAATGCCAATTTCAAAGTCCTTTATCCATATAGAAGATACATGACTCCATAAATTCTTCCAGTTATCATAATATTTTGTGCTCCTGAATAATGTTGGGTGTCTTCTTGTTATCTCATTCCATTGTTGGTTGATTACTCCAACTATTTTGAAACTAACTTTACCTGACAATCCATCACTCTTCTTAATTGGTATTGCCATACCTTTCTCATCACTAATCTTTCCGTTTACAGTGTTTGTGATAGAGTACTCTTTACCAACTATGCATTCACCTATGTTTGGGTCAAATCCAAGTGAGAATGTCTTTTTCCTGACACCTTCCACTGTTGGCAAGTCTTGCTCAGTGTACCAACCATATAATGGCTTTTGTTTGTCTTGGTTTGCATATGTCTCAACAAGATATTTGTCACCTATCTTAAGCTCACATTCAACAACTGCAAACTTGTTATATAGATCATTGTCATTCCAATGGCCTGAATAGTTATATTCTAATTGTTGTGCATCTTCTATATCAACATTTGGGTATAGCCAATTTGCTGTTGGTTCTTGTTGCTCTAATGTACCTGGAGTGTATGTTTGCCAGAATTGTTGTGTGTAATACATATCATAAACAGGAAATGCCAAATATCTTTCTTGTTTTAAATAGTCGTATGTTTGTTTGAATGTTGGATTATATGACCCTATTCCAGAATACAATACAAAACGACCAATAGGAGAAACATTTATATTTGGCATTAGCTTTATTGTACCCTTGAAGACTAAATAGTTTGTTGTTGTGTCATCAACAGGAGAATATTGTGCACTTACTGCACCTGTATAAACCATTAGTCCTTCTGCATTTTGAGTGCTAACACTATAACCACTTGAACGGTCTATGTCAGTTTGTATTCTTTGTAGCTCTGCCTCACTATCATCTCCATTACCATTTACAGATATTACAATATAGTCGTTTGTCTTAATGCTTCCTTTCACTCCATTATCACTTGTAAGTCGTGATTTGTTGTTTCTGTCCAATACGTCTTCACATGTACCACAAGATATGATAAATGGGAAGAACCTATAATTCTTCATTGCCTGAAATATACGATGCAAATTCACTGGTTTGTTGTTGTTGTCAAGCTCTATCCATTCATTGACATCTATACCATTCCACATCAATTTCCATTTCTTATTGTAACCAAGTTTGAAATACCAGTCTATTCTTTCCCATCCATCATAACCATCAACAATAGTGTTACCATTCTCATAACCTTGTATGACTATATTAGAGAACGCATCACGTGCACTCTCGCCTGTACCATGTGAACGATATTCACTCATCCAAAGTTGCTTGTAGTTTGAGAAATATTCTATGTCATCAGAATCCAATGGGTCATTTATTACAGTGTCATTAGTGTCTAAATTGACCTTCAACTTTATCTGGTTGAATGTGTCTGCTATAGATAAGTTTGTACTATCATCTGTATAGTCATTTTCTGTTATTGTTGTTTGTGACAAGTCAACCACCTTTGTTGTACCATCAAAGATATTTACAAATGTCTTACTACCACCTGCTTTTATTGTATTCCAGTCAAATATATATAAGTCTTCACCTTCTTGTATAATATGCAAATTGAAATATTTCAATATCTTCTCAAGTGATTGCTCATTGTCAACTAAGTCATCTTCACTGTCACCAAGGAAGACATTCATAGAAACACCAAGACTATCAAAGACACTTGCTCCATTACATGTCTTTGACATGTCATAGTATGTGTTTGTAGGTAGCATCATTGCAAGATATTCTTTGAATGAAGGTGATTGCTCCTGTGATAGAGTATATAGCCAGTCTGAATGCTGGACGATATATTGGTATTCAAGGCATCCAAGCTCATCAGTACAATTTATAGTGAACTCATCTATGTTATGCGCATATTCTTGTGAATAAGTATATGGCTCTATATAACCAGCAAAGATGACATTATTGCCCATCTTCACAGTAACCTTTACCTGCTTCACTTGGTCTGAAAACAAAACATGACCAAAATATTCTGTAGCAACAAGATTAATGCTCATCGTCTTCTTAATTATAGAAGTGAACATATCATCGATACTATATTCTATCTCAATAGAGTCAAAGCTTATCTTTATAGGAGAGTTTTCATCATTTAGGTCATATTCGGCCATTCCAAGTGGTGACCATATCTCTATAGTCACCAACCTTTCTTTGTTATCTTTAAAACCACCTTTTATTATTGTAGACATATCATTTCTTATGTATTTTCTCGTAATTCTTCATTACTCCGTATAGTTTGTCACCTTTTATTACAAATTCAACTTGTCCTGATTCACCTGATGTACCCATCCTATTTTGGTCTATTGCTTTGAACAAATTGTTTTGCTGGCGTTGGTTGAGAACCATTTCGCCCTTGTTGGCTCTTACTAAGACGTTATCACCTACAGTTGTGCTACCTTTTACTATACCACCACCTGCAAATGCTTGTAATGCAAGTGATGCTGCATGTTGTGCCGCCATTGCTGCCATCATTGTAGTTATCATACCCGCAGCTATTCCAACACCTGCAAATGGTATAGATGCATGTGCTAAGAATATTTGTGCTGCTGCTAAGTCAAGTATAGATGCTTCTAATGCTTTGTTTGTGGCTATCTCTGCTGTCTTTGGTGCAACGGTTGCTGTCTCCATTGCTGCTTCTTCTGTTGCTGCTGCTCCTGATGCAACTGATGCTGTTGCGTTTGCTGTCTTGCTTGCTGTTCCAAGGTTAGTCAAGAAGTTTGCTATCTCCATAACTGTATTGACTGCAGCAAAGACACTTTCTATTGTAGATATAGTTGACATAAGTATAGTCCAAGCGTCTGCATCTTCTTCTATTGCTTGACTTAATGATGATATAGAATTGACAACATTGTCTATTGCATGGAATCCATCTAATATTGTTTGTGCCTTTTCTAATTCATCAAGGTTGTCGAACTCAACCTTCATCTTAATCTTTTGCTCTTCTTTTGTTAAGTCCTTAAGCTCCTTTTGTATTTTATAGAACTCTTCTGTACCATAAGTCTCAAGCATTAACCTTCCTTCAAGGTTGTGTATCTTTGCATCTAATTCTGCCAATGAACCAACACCAATACCCTTTAAGTCCATGTCAACCTTCAATGATATTGCATCCTGTTGTTTGCTTAATTCTCTTATTTGGTTGACTATGTCATAATATTCAGGTGAACCAACTGCTGTGACCTCAAGTTTAGATTTTAATACATTGATTTTGTCATTGAAAAATTTCAATGTGCCTTCTTTTACATTTGAAGTATCTGCATCAACCTTTAACTTAATCTCTTGCTCTTTTGCTTTCCATTCTTTTAGGTTGTTAACAAGAAGTTGGTAGTCTGAATCTGTCTCAGTGATTACATTTAATTTAGCTTGATAGTAAGCGACTTTGTCCTGTGCTTCTTGTAATGAACCTGCTTTACCTTCTGTCTTAAATTTCTTACCTGTAACAACTGCTCCATTTATTGTTGTTTCAACATCCTTCTTTAATTTCTTTAATGCATCTTTCTTTATTTGTAAGTCATTGATTTCTGCTGCATCAATTGTAGGGTTTAGCTTCTTAAGTTTTGAATCGATTTTGCTTATCTCATTCTCAATAGCTTCAAGTGAGCCATCCTTTGCTTTAATTCCAAGCTCAATCTCTTTTTTCTCAATAATTGCTTTGACCTTTTCAATCTCTGCTTTAGTCTTATCAACATCTATAAGTGATAATTTCTTCTTGGTAAGTTTGTCTTCTAGTTTTTGTAGCTCTTTCTTGTAATATTCTAAGCTACCTTTGTCATAGTCTATCTTGCTCTTTGTCTTACTTGTGTTGTTTATGTTTGTATTAACATTAACATCAGTCTTAACAGGCTTTGTATCAGAGATCTCTTCTTTTACTTTCTTTGTCTCTATACCAAGCTCTTTCATGAAACCACTCCATATCTTCCTTATCTTGTTGATAACTTTAGCTATGAAGTCATATATTGCTTGCCATATCTTAGTTACTGCTTTGTATATTGCTGAGTTAGTAACCATGTTGACCATTGCATCCCAATAAGGCTTTACTGCCTCCCACATCTTCTTGAATAATGCAATGATTACAGTGACACATGTATCAACTGCTTCTGATAAGTAACCTAAACCATTTATTAGTCCAGTCACAGCTTTTAGAAGAAGTCCAAGTACATTGATTATTGCTTGTATCGCCTTGCTTTGTCCCATCTTGATCATAAAGGCATCCCATGCTGCTGTAAGCTTGTTCCATGTAACCTCTAATGATTGTGACTTTATGTTCATTTGCTCATAAGCAGTGTTTGTACCTGAGACTGCTGCAGTCATATCCTTCAAGGCATCTTTGTTCTTAATCAATGTCTCTGCTACAGTCAAAGAACCTGCACCAAACAACTTAAGTTTGTCTGCTGCAGACAAGTTAGCCTTATCCAAATTCTCTAATGCTTTGTCTAAACCAACAATTGCAGGGTTGAACTTACTATTTGTTTGTGTTGTAAGCCTAATAAGCATAGAAGAAAGACCAGTACCAGCTACTTCTGCTGATGAGAATTTAGGTGCTAATGTCTCAATTGCTGCTATAGCTTGTTGATATGACATACCAGCATTAGAAGCCTGTGTACCAGCCTTTTCCAAAGCAACTGTAAGGTAGTCAACTTCTGCTGCACCTTCTTTTGAACCTGCAGCTAATGTATTGATGATATTTGTTGATTCTGCACCAGTCACATTGAATTGGTTCATTACTGTTGTTATGGCTTTTGCTGTATCTTCAACTGTCATATTGTCTGCAGCTTTAGATAATACAATTGCTGCCTCAGTAACTTGACCTAATGCATCCATGTCTTTCAATAGTACAGGTGCTTGTCCACCAATCTTACTCATTGAATCAACGATGTCTGTTGCTGCTCCACCAAACTTCTTAGACATGTCTAATGCCATGTCACCAACATCTTTTAATGCATCACCTTCAACACCAGTGATAGCTGATAGTCCATTAAGTGATTTGTTGAAATTCTCAACAGATGATATAGATGAACCAATGACAGCACCAATTCCAGCAATTCCACCAACAATAAGCCCAACTGGTCCTAATGCAGTGTATATTGCTGTACCAAGGCCAGTCATAGCGGCTGTTGCTCCACCTGCTGCAGGAATCATTGAAGTTATTGCTGTTGCTGCTCCTTTTGCTCCAGCCACAAAACCTCCAATATCTCCAGCTTTGAAGCTACTCATCATTGAAGATATTGATGATGAGGCTCCACTCAATCCCTTTTGGAATGAGTTCATTGTCTTATTGGCGGAATCAACCTCTCTTTTTAGTTTAGCTGTCTCTTGTACGGCTGATTTTATACTATCATTATAGCCTGTTCCATCAAGATTTAGTTTACCTGATAAATTAACTGCCATATTAGTCTAATTTTATGTTTTTCAGTATTTCCTTTGATTTCGCTTTCAACCTATTAATATCATCTGTTGATATTTCTTTTTCAAGTTTGTTATATTCATATCCTTTGTCCCATGGGAACTTGATGACATCTTCAATCTTTATCTTCTTCCTTGAGTTTGTTTGTATGATTGCATACAACAACCATCTTGTCATCTCCCATTCATTTGAGTCTGTATAAGCTAATGCATTATATAGCTCATGTACCTCATATTCCTGCATCTCATCCATGAAATATTGAATTGTGACAAGTTTATATTGTACAACCAGTACTTTCAATACTTCATGGAAAATTAGTTTTTTTCTTCCTTTACCTCTTTCTCTGCTTTCTTTGCTTCTTCCTTGTCAATTGGAGATAAAGATGCATTCATTGTAAGTGTCTGTGTCAACCATTCTGAGAACTCTGTGACCAAACTTGGCTTCTCATCTATTATGTCCATGAACTCATTGAAGTCAAAGATGTCTCCCTTACCACTTGCACATAATATTGAATAGAAGAAAACTAAAATGTCTGATATAGAAGTTGGGTTAAAGTTTTTCTTTGTGATATTCTCATAGATTATCAAAGCTCTAAATGAGTATTTCAATTCATACTCTTTGTCCTTATAGTTAAATTTCATATTAGTTGTTTAGATATATTTTGTTCTATATATTAAAATAAAATTTTGTTTTTAAACCAATGATTAAAATAGAAAAAAGGAGATAGACTATTCTACCTCCTTATAAACATACTCAATATGAAATTTATGCTGATGCCATGTTCATGATAGCACCCTTACCAGTAAGAGTTACAGAGAAAGTAGCATTCTCACCAGTATTTGCATTAGTTGTTAATGATGTGATGATTGCCTTGCCTTTGTAACCTGCATTTGCTGGAGCAGTCCAAGAAGCTGGACGTGAATCACCTTGTGCAGCATCTGATGGCTTAAGACCATTTGCATCATAGTTAGTAGCTTTACCAAATATACAAGTAACTTCTGTCTTATTAAGCATAGCATTGAACAATGCATTGTAGTCATCATCAGTGTATAAGTTCTCTGATTGGATCTCCCATGTGATGTTACCAATCTCTGATGCACCCCAGAAGCCATGGTCCTTTGAGCTAATATCTACAGTGTTACCTGTAATTGTAAGTGTGTGGCTAGTAGCATAAGCTAATGCAGAACCATCTTTAAAAAGCATAAGCTCATCACCTTTAATGATATTTGCCATAATATATTATGCGATATTTTTATTTGTTTTCTATATTACTGAGAATGAGAAATGTAGTGTTTGTACATATGCATTCTCAATTAAGTCTTCTTGTATAGAGTCTAGTTTGATTGTAAATATCTTGATGTTCTCATCTGAATATCTCTTGCATTCAAGTGCATGCCTAACAGCATTTGCAACATCTAATGAGTTGATATAGTCTTTGTCTACACATAATATTGTGAACTTTACTATGTTGTCTGTAAGGTAGTCTTTAGTATAGACTGGTGTGATGTCTTCTCTTGTATATGTAATGAATGGGAACTTGATGTCAACAAACTCTCCATTGTCTTCTTGTCCCATTGCTAATAAAGGAAGTATCTTGTCTGGATCAACTAAAGCTGTTACTTCTGCATTCTGGCTAAGTATTGAATAGAGATATTTTCCTACTAATATAGAGTTATCCATTCCATGCTTTCTTTATATATTTCTCTAATGCTGCTTGCATTGTTGGTTGTAGTTGTGATTGACTTGCTGCTACACCTCTTGCAAAGAATCCATTGAATTTAGCTAGACTTCCAATCTTTCTTTTTGCTTTTAATGTTATACCATTTACCTTTGTCTGGTATCTCATCTTTGCTGATTCAAAGAAACGTAACCTGAATGTACCTGATTTAGAGCTTCTAGTACCTAAGATGTGATATTTGATATATCCATTTTGTGGTTTAGTGATTCTTACAGCATCTATCAATCTGTCGCTGAATGTACCCGAAGTATTTCTCTTTGAACCAGGAATAGTTGAACCTACTTCTTTCTTTATGTTCTTTTTGATTAGTTGACCACCAGCTCTTAATGCAGCCTTTTCTGCCTTCTCTGCATCCTTCAAAATGTCTTGTAGCCTTGTCTCTAATGTATAGTCTGTCCATCTTATTCCTGCTTGATTACTCATTTACTAAATTACAATAGATTTCTAAGTTGTTGTAATACTTGTTTGGTATAATAGAGTCAATTGAATAGAAGTCATCTCCATATTTTATCCTCATGTTCTCTTGGACTGGGACGTAATATCTTACAATGAACATCTTGTTCTTTGAATGGAATATCTCTCCATTTGTCTCTTCTTTGTTACCTGAATCATGTCTTACCATGCATCTGGTTGTATAATGTAACTCATAAGAAATACGGTTATTACCAAATTCAGTCTTTGTTGCGACAGGTTTGTAAATTTCTAGTTTTTCTCTTAAGTTTCCTGCTTTCATACTACTAGATTATTTATTTATAACATCTGTATAATGAACATATATAATAGAAAGCACTTGGAATCTCATTTTCTGCACTACCTCTATTGTCGTAGAAATATTCAACTATCATTTTCATAGCATGAATAAGTGGAGCAGGCATAATGTTGTTATTGTCAGCAAGTACATCAGCTAATGATTTGTCGATTTGCTGTTCAACTAATTCTTCTGCGGTATCTCCAAGAGCTTCTAAGTATTCGTCATCATCTGTAAAGTCGTCATCTATAACAAGCTGTTTTTTTATCATAGATAATGTTAGATATGTCATACTATGAAATTCATGTTTTTGTTTTGAAAAAAGGGTGGGCGAAATTACCCACCCCAAAAAAATAT